CCCGTATATCGTGCGGCGAGTATACGGAATGAAGTTGTACTTGATAGTCGGATCGAAGCGATCCATGAACTACTGGTCAGGGGTCCCGGCGTTAGCCTATTGTTTTGACCTAGTAGTCTTCCACGGTTGTGTGGGCGCCGGCGAGCGTGCCGGCAGTGGTGTGAGCAGGCCGAGTGAGTACCAATTCACTCGGCGGCTTGTACCGCACGTGCTCGTCTCGTGCGGTCTGATGCAATCAAACCATTGCCATCGCGCCTATCGCGGCGTCCTCCATGTTCCCTATGGACAACCCACCGAATGTGTCGGCAAGTCGCCCGGCTATGGTCGTAGGGAGCCGTCGTACTGCTCCTCGTGCAGCGCCTAACAACCTCCCAGCGCCATAAGCAACGGCGCCGTCAGTGATGGCCTGTCGGAACAGAGCTCCCCCGTCGTCATTGCTTGTGCGAATAGGAGGGATAAAGCCGCGGTCGAGCAGTCCGTTGACTGACGACATTGCGTTGGAATGTAGTGCGGACACCTGCGGGTCAACTTTGACCACCCCGGTGTCTGGGGTTTGTGGGTGGCGGTTGGCAGCGGATCCTTCACTCACACCGGGTTGAATCCAGTGTGTTTCGTACCATCCGGTAACCTTGACCTCCAGTTGTACGGTTCCGCTGGAGGCGGGTTCTACCACGCACGCGCATCGCCATGAGTCGTTGGCTCCTTCGAGCACGACGTCTGGTAGCACTTCGACAATGTTGTCGTACCCAAAGTTCGGGCCGTTGTTACTGGTCCTGAAAACTGAACGCTCGGGGATGTCAGTGAAGATGAGGTCCTCTGGTGTTGAGGGCACTGCCCTGCAATGAGTCCAGTCGAGCGACAGCGGGTGTGCGGATGCGGTGTTGATACCAGTGAAGGTGCTACGCGAAACGGTTGAGTACCCGCCAGCGGCGCCAGGCAGGGCACGCCAACCTAATAGTGACCGGCCTGTACGGCCGTCAGTCCAATAAATGGACCCACCCTGGTTGAGTTGCGTTGAAACCTCTCGTACAGCCACCTCGAGCCCTAGCCATCGTTTCCAGCCTGTGCCGCTCGACGACGGCGCCGTGGAGACGGGCCCGGGAAGAGCGACTGATATGTACTGGTACGCCATCGGGAACGCGGTTGCACCCGTTGGCGTTGATGAAATGCTGGCGGCCGGCCCTACCTTCGCGTATGCTGATGGAATTGCATCGGGTTGGTCGCCGGGCGCGGGTATGTCGTTCTCGTAGTTCTGTACGGCGTCGACAAAGAGCATTTGGGGGTTGAGGATGAGAGCGAGAGCTTCTCCGGTGGGGACGGTGAACTGGGTTCTTCCTTCGACCATCCTGCGGCTGCAGGACCTCGGTCCGTAGGGGACGGGGTGCGGCATGGAGGTGGGGATTCCTTCGCCTCCCATCCGCCATGCTGCGAGTGAGTTGGGGATTCCATCAGTTCGAGATCGAGCTCCTCGAGCTCGACTTTTCCGCCCGGCCTGTGCACGATCAGCACGATCGCGCTCAGCGGTGAGCTGTCGGATTTCATTTTGCATTCTGCGCACTGAAGAGCTTGTGGTGTTTCTCGCGAGGGTCGTCGCGGGGCGCCTGTTATTCTTGTTTGAGTTGCGTGCAATTGAATCTCAGCGCGATGATAAACATCATGTGTGACAACGTCGGGCTGCGAACCCGACGGCGCTGTATGGAGGCGTCCATGTCGGGCAGAGCAATCGCGTCTGCCGGATTTAGGTCCGTGTCCAATGTGTGGTTTTCACCGGTATGAGTGTCATGTTGTGGCCGTGGGAATTCCTCGAAAGGAAGACCGGGACTAAGCCTAGCTCCTACTTTATGATGGTGGTCATATGTCGGTAGCGCTGTAAACCTGCCAGGAAGACGTCAGCTAACAATCAACGGGCGGTTTAGTTGGGTCGAGCGAACGCTCATTCTGAGGTGCGTGTGCCGTTGCATGCGATGCCTGGGTAGCATCACACCCAAGGTGCAGTGTGTCAGACACACTCGGTTGGTGGCCGAACCCTGGCCACGCAGTCCCAGTGAGGGTCATTGCTCAGGCCCCGATTGTGAGAAGACCGGGGAGTGCATCCCCCGGTTCCCGCGCACTTACCAAGTGCGGACGGGGAGTGGTAACGGATTTTTGGATACGACAAACGAAGGCAAGGCAACCTCCATTTCAACGCCGATCCGGTCGAAGATCTTCTCGAGAGCAATTTGCTCGTCCGGGGTGTATCCGAACGTTTGCTCAAAACTCCGACGCGCCATAAGGGTGACAGTTTTGCTGTGCTTCCCATGTGAATTGCGAACCCATCGCTCTATACCATTCGTAGACAGCAGCTTCTCATTGCTGCGACCCGCCGGAAACATATTCCCCAGTTTTCCGAGGACTGGGACTCCAGCCCACATGTTCGCGAACCCCTCACGCAAAGTGGC